GACAAAACTGTATCGATATGATCAATATGGTTGATGAAGTTACAGTTACGTGTGACTTTATGAGAAGGCTTTATATTGAAAAAACAGGTCAGCAGAACATTACTGTGATACCTAATTTCGTACCTAACTTTTGGATGGGTCATCTCTTTAATCGTAATCAAGTTCAGAGTAGTTTCGATACCAATAAAAAGAAACCAAGAATACTTTACACAGGATCGGGAGCACATTACGATGTAGATAACAAGACAAGTGGTAAGGATGATATGTCTGAAGTGCTCGACGTTATAAGAAAGACCGTAAACAAATACCAATGGGTATTCGTTGGAGCTTTTCCACCACCATTAGCAGATTTAGTTAGAACTGGTAAAATTGAATTTCATCCATGGAAAAATCTGTTAGAGTATCCTCACTTTATAGCTAACCTTAAAGCACAATTGATGGTTGCACCTCTGGAGGTTAATAATTTTAATAGGGCCAAGTCAGATATCAAATTTATAGAAGCATGTACTCTAGGTATACCTTGTCTATGTCAAGATATGGATACTTACTATTCAGCTCCAGGTAGTTTACGTTTTAATACACCTGAAGAGTTTGAACATAAAATAGAAAGTATACTTAACTGGAAAAATCGTACTAAGTATTATAAGAATGTATCTATATTAAGGGATATCGCTAACAAGCGTATACTAGAAAGCCCGGATAATATAGGAGCACATATCGAGGCTCTTACTACACCGTACGGTTCCACTGATAGACAATATCTTAAGAAGTGGAATCCTTAATTAGGTTTAATTATTGCCTAAGAAAGGAACTCTAGTATAATAGTATTAGAGATGTATAGAAATGTTGTTTATAACGGTAGAGAGAGTACCGTCACGTTATTTACTTGGGATCAAGATGGTAAGCGTATTTCTACTGAGTGCTCATTCGAGCCGTATCTTTATGTTGAAGATAATAGAGGTGATAAGACTTCCATTTTTGGTACGAAAGTAAAAAAGAAGAGATTCAATACTGCTTATAACAGGTATAAATTTCTACAGGACTCTGGTCTTAAGAGGGTGTTTGAGAACTGTCCACCAGTTCAGCAATTTCTGTTAGACTCCTACTGGCAGGAGAATGAGAAGCCGGAATTTAATACTACACCTATTAAGTACTGCTTTTTAGATATTGAGACATATTCAGTTGATAGTTTTCCTGATGTAGATAATCCAACCCATACTGTTAATGTTATAACTTGCTGGGATAACTTTACAAAGAAGTTCCATACATTCGGTATTAAGGAATATACAGGTAAAGGTAGAGACGATCTTATCTATGTTCATTGTAGAGATGAACGAGCTATGTTCGTTAAGTTTCTCGAATATCTCGAAAACGACTTTCCGGATATTTTAAGCGGTTGGAACTCAGAGTTTTTTGATATTCCATATATTATTAATCGGATGGAAAGAGTGTTAGGTCAAGACTATGTTAATCGTCTCTCACCGCTTAAGAACGTTCATTTTAGAGCAGTAAAGGGTAAGTTTGGTAGGGATCAAAAGAGATACTATGTAGATGGTATCGCTTGTCTCGACTACCTTGATGTATATAGACGCTTTTGCCTTAAGTTGAGAGAATCTTATAAACTGGATGCTATTGGTGAAGTAGAGCTTGGTGAGAATAAGGTTGATTATGGGGGAATGAGTCTTCATCAACTAGCAGATGAAGATTGGAATACTTTTATTGACTACAACATTCAAGATGTTAACCTACTTGTACGATTAGAAGAGAAGCTTCAATATATACCTTTACTTAGAATGCTCTCATATGTGGGCCTTACTACACTTGAAGGTGCTATGGGTACTATTCAAGTTATTAATGGCGCTCTTACTATACGAGCTCGTAAGCGAGGTGAAATTATTTCAACGTTTTTACGAAATGTAGATACGGGTAAGAACCCTGGTGCGTATGTTGCAGAACCTAAACGCGGGTTTAAGAAAAATGTAGTATCGTTTGACGCTAACTCACTATACCCCAACGTGATGATATCTCTTAATACGTCACCAGAGACAAAGATCGGTAAGATTGAAAAAACTACCGATGATAAGGTTACTATCCAGCATGTATCCGGTAAACTGTTTGAATTGACGAAGCCTGATTTTGTAAAGTTCGTTAAAACAGAAGAGTGTGCACTATCGAAGGCCGGGTTTCTCTTTAGTCAAAAGAAGAAAGGTATTATACCAGAGTTTCTTGAATATTACTATAATCAACGCGTTAAGATTAAGAAGAAGCTGTTTAAATGTAAACAAGATCTTAAGAAGGATCCTAGTAATATTGAACTTAAGTATGAAGTGGAGCGCCTTAACACATCGCAGATGGTTATTAAGATTCTTGTAAATAGTTGCTATGGATATATGGGTAACAAGAACGCACCTATTGGTGATGATGATATTGCTTCGTCAGTAACCCTAACTGGTCAAGCTGTTATTAAGGAATCTAATAAACTGCTTAAAAAGTATATTCGTGCAAATATTGATAAAGATATAAGTGATCATGAACTTGAAGAGTGTATCATCTATAATGATACAGACTCGTCTTACATTTCTATATCACCCTTAGTTGAAAATGGTATTAAGTTCTTTGAAGATGAGAAGAATGGAATCATTCATCAGGAGACGTATGACGAAATTCAACGCATAGAGGATAAGCTCAATGAGGATATTGGTATATGGGCACGTAAAGCTTTGCTAACTAAAGATCCTCGATTTATTTTCAAGCGGGAATGCATCGCTGATGTTGGTGTGTTTCTTCAAAAGAAGCGATATGTAATGCATATTCTCGATGATGAAGGAATAAGGGAAAATAAGTTTAAGTATACTGGTGTTGAGGTTGTCAGAACTACTATGCCTAATGCTATTAAGCCGTATGCTAAAAAGATTATTGAGACTATGCTCACAACGCAGTCGTTAGCTAAGACTAATGAAGTACTAAACGAGACATATGACGTTTTTAAGACACTATCACCAGAAGATATGGCATTCGTGATGGGTGTGAAGAGTTATGAAAAGTACGCTGTTCAGTGTAATGAGTTTTCTACTACAAAAGGAATGCCTATACATGTTAAGTCTGCTTACTTTTATAACCTGATGTTAGAAAAGCTAAAAACCGGTAATCGGTACGAGTCAATTAGCTCTGGTGATAAAGTTAGGTATATGTATGTCGAGCAACCCAATAAGTTCGGGTTAGAGAGTATAGGATTTAAATATGAACATCCTTCTGAGTTTAAAGATATTTTTAAGCCGGATTACGATAAGATGTTTGAAAAAATTCTCTTTCAATCTATTCAGAGATTTTATGATAATGTAAAATGGACGATACGTAAGCCCGCTGAAAATGTACAGGTGGAATTATTTGACTTGTTTAGTAAATAACATAAATTATGTCTGATAGTTATTTAGATCGTCCGCAGGATGATAACACTCCAAAGGAACACCCAGCATTTAAACGAGGTAAAATTGACGGTATTCGAACAGTACTGTCAATTTTTAAAAATGTACTTAATGGTACGGATGATGGTACAGGTGAGATAGCATCACCACAAATTGAAGGAATACGAAAAGCTATCTTTACCTATAAGAATACATTAGAACACGCTTCTGATAAATCCACTTACCTTTCTAAACAGGCGGTAGAATCTTTGGAAGAAGCAAAAAATATAGTTGATAAAATTAATTTATAACTTAATATAGGTGTATGTCAGACATTAAATGTATTGTAGATACTATTGGTCGTACTGTTGTCGGTAAAATTACCGACGAGAACGATACCACAATCACCTTAAATAACCCTGTTATTATCCATGTACAGCCGGATCAACAAACAGGTCAGCTCCAGGTTCAATCTTTTCCTTATCTCTTTATGGAGTTTATTAAAGGAGATAAAAATAAAAACAACTGGGTATTTCATAAAGCCTCTATCGCTATCTCAGATGTTGAGTTAGACGATAAGATTATTCAGCAGTATGAAAATATCAATTCGCCAGCTCCGGCAGTTCAATCTGAAGAGCCGGAAGTTATTAAACTTTTTGATGAGTAAATGCTTTCTTAGCTCAGTTGGTAGAGCAGTTGATTTGTAATCACCAGGTCGTCGGTTCGAATCCGACAGAAAGCTCCATTTAATATGGGTAGATGGCCGAGTGGTTAAAGGCGGCAGACTGTAAATCTGCTCACGTAAGTGTACGTTGGTTCAAATCCAACTCTGCCCACCATATTAAAATCTTTATTCCGAAGTAGCTCAGCGGTAGAGCGGGTGGCTGTTAACCACTAGGTCGTAGGTTCGAACCCTACCTTCGGAGCCATTTAAACTAATTTCAATTAATTCGAAACCTCTGGAGATATCTCTGGAGGTTTCTTTTTTATACGCTATAATAAAAATATGGAAAAAGACGTTAAAAAAGCTCTCGATGATATCGATAGTGTTAATCCGTTTGCAACCTATCTATCTGATAGTACATTAAGCCGTGTCGGTGGTTGGATCGATACTGGTTCTTATGTTCTCAATGCAATTGTTTCAGGCTCGATTCATGGTGGTATACCAAAAGGTCGAGTTACTATGCTGGCTGGTGAATCAATGACCGGCAAGTCGTTGTTCGTAATGAAAATACTAGCAGCTGCTCAGAAAGAGGGGCTAATTCCAGTTATATTCGATACTGAAAATGCTATCGATCCTGAAGGAGCTGAAAGACTCGGTCTTGATGTTAGTAATGTTAAGTATGTACCGTGTATTAGTATCGAACAAACACGTAATGCATTGTATAAGTTTCTTACTTCGGTCAAAGAGAAAGGACTTGAAGGTAAGTTTATTGTAGCTATCGATTCACTCGGTAATTTACAATCGGAATTATCTTTAGCCCGTATGGGTAAGGATAGTACATCGACAGATATGGGTACAAATGCTCGTGCTATGAAGTCATTAATGCAGACCTGTACTAATTTAGGTGCAGTTACACAGACAACTATTCTTTGTACTAATCACGTGTATGATAACCCAGCTGCGTTGTTTCCATCTATCGAGAAGAACATGCCAGGTGGTAAGTCATGTACGTATCTTCCATCTGTTACAATTCAACTAGCGCGGAAGCCAGTTAAATCAGACGGTGGTAAGACTATGGATGGTGAAACTGCAGTAGCTCAGAAAAACTATGCAGGTATTATCATTAGAGCTCTTACTCGTAAGAATCGATTTATTAAACAGTACCTAGAAGGTGAAATGTACCTATCATTTGCTTCTGGACTGGATAGATACTTCGGTATGCTCGATCTAGCTGTAGGTGTTGGTGCTGTTATTTGTACAGGTGCTACATACCAGCTACCAGATGGTAAGAAATTAGGGTATTATAAGAACTGGCGTAAGGATAAGGAACTTTGGGAAAATATTATTCTACCAGTAGTGGAAGATCGTATCGGTAAGGCGTGGTCTTACTCAAATGAAGAGGGAGAAGAAATACCTGATGAAGTTGAAGAAGAAAAACCAAAACCAAAGCCGTTATCAGACCTTATTTCGGATGAGGACTAGTACTAAAATTATAATTGCATTGTTGGTATTGAATACTATAATACATACTGCAGAGATTATTATAGATTTACAACAAGCAGGTTTTATAGAATGAGTAAAAGATTAGTATTATCAATAAGTGGTGGTATGGATAGTGTTGTGCTATTGCATATGGCTGCTGATAGGGGGTTTAAGACAATTAACCTTATATCCTATAACTATGGTCAACGACATGTACGTGAACTTGACTGTATACAGCATCAGATTGATGCGATCAAGAGTAAGTTTCCTGATATAAAGGTAGATCACTATACAGCTGATGT